GTCGCCAAGGTGGCATACGAGGGCCGCAGCGGCGGCGCTACGGGCGGCGCGAGCGATACGCCCGCGCTTCGTATCGCGGCGAAGCTGCGAGCCCCAGACGGGGCCGCAGGCGTCGTCGGCGAGCTGGTCTGCGATGGCGAAGGTAAGGAGGCTCATCGACCGGCCTTGCGCTCGAGGTGGCGGACAACGCGCTTGCGGTCGTTGGCGCTCATCGCGGCGAACTCCGCGTCGGAGATGTTGGCCTTCGCCTTGCGCCACGTCTGGAAGATGACGGACCAAAAGGTAACCGAGCCATCGCGGTGAAGAGTGACCTTGTTCATTGTCGTTGCCTTTCTCAATTCCCCGCCCATTCGGCGGCGTCGTCGCGATTGCGTCGACGAGTGATGGTCTACGAAAGAAAAGAGGTCTCGTCTACCTCTTTTTGACGAAGGCTTCGATTTCTTCGCGCGCGTGGGAAAACCCACGGCAAACGAGCACCGTGTGACCGATGCTCCGAAGGTAAGCGTGCCAGTCGCGTTGCTCGGCAGAGACGCTTCCGCCCTCGGCGCGCTTCATCTCGATCCAAAGCGAGAAGGCCGGGATGAAGAGGTCAGGCACGCCAGCGGAGACGCCTTCGGCCTTCAGCTTCGCGCCGGTCGTTCGGCTGCGCTGCGACCCGTTCGGGATGGCGAAGATGCGCACGCCTCCGCGCGTCACGAGCCCGAACGTCTGGCGGAACCATCGAACGAGGTTGCGTTGCTCTTCGTGCTCGGTGGGCACCCTCAAAATGGGATCAGCTGAAGCCATGCCGGGCACTCGTTTTCGGATTCGGCGAACTCGCGCGGCGGGCTTTGCTCGAACAGTCTGCACTTTGCACCTTCTTCCCAGTCGCCGGTGTGGCCAACGTAATTGTCGCAGTTCACGCAGCATTTCGGCGGGTTGTTCGCGACCGAACGCCACTCTTGGATCGTCTTCAGCTTCACCATTCGCGCCTCCTCATGTCCACAAATCGCGCGTTGTCTGGGCGGCGCTTGAACGTCACGAGCCGCGGCGGCTTCGCGCCGTTCATCGCTGCGGCGACGGCGTTTAGGTCGCCTTCGAGCGCCCAGCCAGGCGAGACGCCTGCACTCTGCGCGATGCTTGCCAGGATGCGGCACGCCTTGTCGCCGGCGTAGCCCGGATGGCGCACCGTTAGGTACTCGTCGACGGGTGCGTCGGAGATCGCGCCGTAGTAACGGACGCGCAGCATCTCGAGGCCGTTCGACGCGCTGACGTGGCGGCGCCACTCCCACTCGGTGACGATGAGGTCGGAGCCGTCGCCGCCCATGATGTCGTCGTTCCGAAGCGCGAACTTCTTCTCAGGCGGCGGCGGAAACTCGAAGCCGCACGAGGGGCAGGTTCGGCACGTCGGGTGCACGAGCTCCCCGCACTCGTCGCAGACCTTCACCGGCGCTTCGCCGTCGCCCTCGCCTGCCTTGTCCGGCGGCTGCACGGCGGTGATGGGGCCGTGCGTTGCGACGACGCCCGCGAAGTCGAGGACGAGACAATGGTCGGTGCGCGCCTTCGGGCGTAGCCCGCGCCCCGCCATCTGGACGTACAGGCTAGGCGAGAGCGTCGGGCGAAGCATCGCGATCAGGTCGATGTTCGGCGCGTCGAATCCCGTCGTGAGCACGTTCGCGTTCGTGAGGGCGCGCAGCTCGCCGCGCTTAAACGCCGCGAGGACGCGCTGACGCTCGACCTTTGGCGTCTCGCCCGTCACGCAGGCAGCGGCGACGCCTTCGGCCTGTAGTGCGTCGCAAACGTGCTTCGCGTGCTCGACGCCGCAGCAGAAGAAGAGCCAGCTCTTTCGGTCGCCTGCGAGCGCGAGCACTTCGCGCACGACGGCGGCGTTCTTGTCGGCGGTGTCGACCGCCGCTTGCAGCTCGCTCTCGATGTACTCGCCGCCGCGCTTGTGCACGCCTGCCGTGTCGAGCTTCGCCTGCGTGACCTTCGAGCGCAGCGGGGCGAGGTGGCGCTTGTGCACGAGCTCTTCGATGCTCACCGGTTCGATGAGGTCGGCGAAGAGCGCGGGTTCGTCGGTGATAAGCCCGTGCCCGAGACGGTACGGCGTCGCAGTGAGACCGACGACGCGAAGCGCGGGGTTGATGCGCACGAGGTCGGCGATAAACGTGCGATAGCCGCCCTCGTCCTTGTGGCTCACCAGGTGGCACTCGTCGATGATCACGAGGTCGACGTGCCCGACTTCGGCGGCGCGCTTCCGAATCGACTGGATGCCCGCGAACGTGATGGGCTCGCCGAGCTCCTTCCGCCCGATGCTCGCCGAATAGATGCCCATCGGCGCGCCTGGCCAATGCTGGCGCATCTTCTCTGCGTTCTGCTCGATGAGTTCCTTCACGTGCGTGAGCATCAGCACGCGCGTTTCCGGCCAGCTCGTGAGCGCGTCGCGGCAGAGCGCGGCAACGATGTGCGACTTGCCCGCGCCCGTAGGGAGCACGAGGCACGGGTGCCCGCTCGGGTGCGATTCGAACCAGGCGTAGAGCTGATCGATGGCGCGTTGTTGGTAGTCGCGCAATTGAACGGGGCCGCTCACGCGAGAATCCTCCCGCCGAACTTCGTGCGCAACCGCACCACGTCGGGGTCGACGCACGCCTTCGGATTCGCGACGATCTCGGCAGACGAGAAGCCGCCGGGGCCGTTGACGACTTCTGCGCCGTCGATGCGGAAGACGATCGCCCAGTCCCGCACGCCGACGAACTCGAAGGGCACCATGTCGAAGTGCAGCGCGTGGCACTCGTGCGCCTCGCGTTGCCAGTCGGTGGGCATCACGTTCTCGCCGTGCCGCGCGCACGTCCAAACGCTTTCCTCCGTTGCCGTCGAGTGCGCGCACGTCCGGCAGTTGATCTCTTTCACCAGGCGAGAGCCGTGGCAAAGGTCGTGCGCCGAGCACCACTTGCACTCGTACCAAGTCGGATCAGTCGAGATCGGCGGCGGCATTTCGTCTGACGTTGCGATGCGCTGACCGCGTTCAATGGCGCGCTCTGCGTGCTCGCGGTCGAGCTTCACGCGTTCGGTGTACAGGCGGTCATCGTCCTTGCAGACTGCGACGTACAGGGCGCGGTCAACGCCGGTGCCGCGCATGTACACTTGCATCTGCGTGAAGTGCTTCGGCTGCGACTTCTCGACGCCTTCTTTCTCGACCGCCTCCCATGACTTCTTGCTGTGCGTCTTGATCTCGAGCACGTGCGCAGCCTTCGGGGCCTCGGGCACGCCTGCGGTGATGATGCCGTCGATGGACCCGCTGACGTGCGAGCCGAACTCGACGCGCGTTTGATCGGCGCCGGTCGCGCGAACCTTCATCCCGATCGCGCGCAGGTCGTCGACGACCGTCTCCTCCTCGCGGTGCCCGCGGCGGAACACGCGCAGGATGCGACCGGGAAACTGCTCGCGCACGGCCCACCTGAAGCTGAGCCAGAGCTTACGCTCGCACTTCTCGCCGAGCGTCGACGCGCCCATGTGCTGGCGAAAGCACTCCTTGTGCGACGCGCGCTTCGCTTCGTGCGCCGCGTCGATGAGCGCGGTGATGGTGTTCTGACCTTCTGGAATTCTCATCTGCCTTCTCGTGCTATGGGAAACAGCGAGGACCGCCGTCGAACGCCTTCCGGCGGCGGACCTCACCTCTTCGCGTGCGCTACTTCGCGGCGGGCGTCACTTCGCCCAGGGCGGCTTCGGCCCGGCCTTCGCCGGTGCGCCCTTCGCGGGTGCCGGCGTCGCCGAGCCCTCGAGGCTCTTGTGCGCCTGCACCTCGTTCTGCGCTTCGTAGCCGTTGCTCGCCTCGCGCACCTTCAGCTTCACGCTCACGTTGCAGCCGAGGAGCTGGTCGGTGTCGTTGACGCGGGCGAGGCCAACGCAGCGGCAGAGTTCCGCGAGCTGCTCGCGCCCGATGGATTCAGCCTTCGGGTTCTCGTTGCGCACGTTGTAGTTGCTCCAGACCTTGCGGCCTGCGCCGGACGGCCCGCTGATCGTGTACTCGACGCGGAGGTACTGACCGGTCCCCGACTTTGTGGCCTTCACCTCTGCGCCGGTAACGCTGGCGGTGTACCAGCCGGGGGCGAGGACCTCGAAGGACTTCTCGGTGGTGGGGACGGAGGATGCGTCGAAATCAAAGGATGCCATGGTGTTCAGTCTTTCTTGAGAGGTGCGGTAATGGAAAAGCTCGGCCGTCCGGGCGTCGTCGTGATTGCGCCGAGAAGCGGCGCGGTGATGGTCGGCGCTGCGCTCTTCCACGCAGCCGCGTTGATGTCTGCGCTCCAGCGGAAGAGGCTGCCAAGGTGCTCGGATAGGCCGTGCTCGGCGGCAAGCTCTTGCAGCTTGTCGGCGTCGACCTTGCGGTTCATTCGACCGACAATTTTGATGCTGAAGCCCTGCTCGGTCTTCGCGTTGGTCGTGCCTTCCTTCCCTTCGTCGAGGGCGAGGAGCTCGACGAGTCGGTCTTCGATGGTACGGCGATGCGCCACCGCGTTCGCCTCTTCGGCCTTGGCGATGCACCATTGGTGCGCGAGGTCGTCGAGTTCGCGGCTCACTGCGCACCGCCGATCTTGCGGATAACGGAGCCGAGGTCGGCGGGCTCCCAGGCGTCGAGACGGCCAGAGCGGTCCTTCGCCGTCCAAAGCCCGTCCGGGTGCGCCATGAGCGCGCGCTGCGGCACGCCGTCGGCGTCCTTCTCCACGCGGAGCGCGAGCACCTCGTCGAAGAAATACGGCAATTGCTGACCCGTCTTGTTGCCGGGCATGCTCGGCGCGTAGAAGACCTTGCCCATCTCGTCGGTGCTCTTTTCGAGCTTCGCGCTCATGTAGACGTGACGGCCGGGCAGGTCGCGGAAGGCGCGGATCAGGTCCGTCATCTGCTCCTGCATCGCGCCGTAGGCCTGCCTTGGGTCTTTGGCGATCTTCTTCTCGTAATTGAGAACGACCTCCGCGATCTCGCTGATGGAGTCGACGGCGACCGACTCGAAGCCGCGCGCCTCGTCGGAACCCGCGAGCCACTCGTACGCCTCGCGCAGCGTCGCCATGCTCGACACCTCGACGTACGGCAGGTCTTCGCCGACGAGGCTCAGGAGGCCCGCCTCCGCGCTGATGATGATGGGGTTTGGAAGCGTGCGGATCAGGCTCGTCTTGCCTGCGCCAGCCGCGCCGAAGACGAGGAGCTTGACCCCGTTCGCGTGCGCTTCGCGGGTGCGTTTGATGCTGATTGCCATTTGGCCTTTTCTGCTTTCTCCGTCGGTCGGGGAATCCGGTTGACGGGGAGCCCCGCCGACGCATCGAGCGTCGCGTGCCCTCATGGGGCGGGGCTTGGGTGCGCTTTAGACGGTCGCGGCCTTGTTCACATCGG